TAGCACGTGGAGGAACCCCACCCGTATTTCATCCAGCAGGTCGGCCAGGGTACTCTAAACATCAATCAGGTATTGGTATAGATATAAATACATATCCTCACCCTCACTTTAAATGGTGTGTTAATCATGCTCATAGATTTGGGTTTAAGCGTAATGTAAAGGGAGAGTCCTGGCACTGGGTTTATGCACCTAATCAAGATATATATGCTCAAGTTCCACCTGACCATGAATCATGGAGAGATGAAAAGGCGGTAGTATAATGGCAGATGATTTAGAAGAATATGCACGTAAGATAAATAGTAAAATTACTGAAGAGGATAGATGGGAAGTCTATTTTAATATTTCAAATAATAGAGTAGAACAAACTTTTGCAGGCTTTGTTTCTTACTATCCAAAACCACGAAATAAAGACTATAAGTTAGGATTTATGTATAGGCATTTTGTTGTACGATATGATGGTGGTATTACGGAGATTAGTAATAAAGAAGCAAGTAGGAAAAAAAGTTCGATACCGAGAGATCTATATACATATTTAATAATAAAATGGAGAATTAAAGATAGTTTAATTATACCTAAAGGTATAAGTAAAGAGAATCCTACAACTGCCGATGTTAACGAATATTATATTAAAAATGGTAGTAAAAATTTACCTAAAAAACTGCAAAAACTCTTTAAAGATTACTTCACAGATTTAGAACAATTTAAGTTGCTTACTAAATAATTATTTCTTATATTGCTGTATTAATAAAGGTTTTGTATGATTGTAGACAGCGATCTGATTCTTAATGAATTAAAGTCTAAATATAAAGACTCAGAAAATATTGTTATACCTATTTATAGTGATGTAAACAAACATCGCATACATAATCGTGTATCTTTATTATATATATTCAATATTAATTCAAAAAGTGAATATATTATACCTATTTACCATTCTGATAAAATTTATAATATTACAGATTTAAATTTTATAAATAATGATGCAAAAACGTATACGTATAGTAGCGGAATTAAAAATTCAGTAAATATAGATGCTTTATATTATTTTCATAAATCTACAAATATAGTAGTATCTGACCTATATACGAATGCTCATACTTATTACTATAATAAATGTTGGAGATTAAATAATATTAATGATATAATACCTTTACTAAAGCATAAAGAGTATTGTAGAAAGATAGTAGATATTATTTTACCTATATTAAGTTTATGTAATGAACCAGGATTTAGTGAATATAACGATATACTATTACCCCAGTTAAAACAAATTGAAGCTGCAGGATTATATACAATTAATAATATGTTAGAACATACAAGATATAATCCATGGTCTATTACAGGTCGCCCTAGTAATGCGTTTAATGGTATAAATTATGCCGCTTTAAATAAAGATGATGAAACGAGAGAGCGATATATTAGTAGATTTAATGATGGTAAGCTAATTGAATTTGATTATGATGCTTATCATTTAAGATTAATAGCAAATATACTAAACTATAAATTACCAGATACTTCAATTCATGCTTATTTAGGTAAATATTATTTCGATAAAGAGATGTTAACAGAAGATGAATATTTAGAATCAAAAGCTATAACGTTTAAAATACTATATGGTGGAATACCTGCTGAGTTTGAAAATATACCGTTTTTTAGTAAAGTAAAGAGTTATATTTTTGAAATATGGGATATTTATAAACGTAAGGGTTATGTCGAAACACCAATTTTTAAACGTAAAATTTATAAAGATAATTTAAAGTCTCGTGATATAAAACCACAAACATTGTTTAATTATATAATTCAGGCTGTAGAAACGGAGCAAAATATTAACGTTATTAAAGATATACATAAATTTTTATTTGATAAAAAGAGTAAACTTATATTATATACATATGATGCGATGTTGTTTGATATACACCCCTCAGAAGGTAATATATTAACTGAATTAGCAGAATTAATGAATTATCCTGTTAAGTGTAAAACGGGAAGAGACTATAAAAATATGAAAGCTTTCGATTTTAAACTGCTCTCCTGATATTTATAAGTAGGAAAATTATGAAATATTTTATTCAAAAAGCATTAGCAGATTGGGCGTATCGTGTTAACGATGGTTGTCCTGATCCTCATAATAGAACTCATATTCAAGTATTAGAGAGTGTTCTACGTCAATATGGATGCACTGAAAATTTTATATCAGAATATGTAAGTCGTGTATATGACCCTTTGTTAAGAGAGTCGGATGAAGATGAAAAATACTTTCATAAAGGTCAAGGCGTTTATGTTAAATTAGGGGATAAAGATAAAGAAGATGCTACTAAATACCAAAAAACAGATGATGGTAAATATAAAGAAATGGAAGGGGAAGAGGATAGTAAAGATAATAGAGAATATGTAAAAAAATTCCTTAATACTCCTGAGAAAGGGTCTGATAATGATGTAGCAAATAAAACGACGTCTTCAACACCTAGTACTCCTGAACAATCAATATCTGGTGATTTAACTCAAGGTGATAATCAAGATCAAGAAGATATGTTAAAATATGGTGCTGATGGGTACGAAAAAGCCACTGGTAAAAAGAAAGCTCCAGGGAATGCAGGCTCTGCATATAATGAGATAGTAAGTGGTCAAGGTATTAAAATTCTTCATGAGAGTTCAGATATGAGTGAGGAAGAATTAGCTAGAACTTTATTTGAAAAATTTGGTAAAACAGCTTTAGGTAAAGAGCAAAGTAAATCTAGCGGTATACCTATTCCTGATGATCTTAAGCAGGCAAGGAAAGATGCAAAAGCGAGTGGTGATAGAGAAGCGTTAAAGGGAGCAGAGCAAGCAATCGCAACATATTCTAAATGCGTTATAGCAGCTAGATCTGCTCAAAAGAAGTCCAGTATATCAAATCGTAGAGTAGAGGTATTACAAAAACAAGGTGTGTTTGGAGAACCTAATGCACCAGTTACATTTTATGGTACTGAAAAATCATTAACTGCTCAGGTAGATATGGTAAATGCTGCATCAAAAGTCATATTACCGGATGGAAGTGTAGTAAATAAAGATGTAGTATCTGAATTTATATTAGAAGGTGGAAAGGGAGATAATCCATCTGATACAGCTACATTTGTAACTGATAATAAAGGTAATTTATTAATACAATTCCATTCTGATAAAACATCAACAGCGGATATACAAGATAATACAACATTAAAAAAAGAGACTGCTAATGTTAGGACACGGATTGAAAACGATACATCACTTCCTGATAAAGAAAGAAATCTTGCACTACTTATAGTTGATGAAATAGATGATAGGGTTACTAAGATAGAAGATAATTATACTAAACAAGGTATTCCAATTGCTAATAGATTAAAAGAGTTAGAAGATACATTCGAGCAGCAGGTAGAAATTATAGAAAAGGGTTTAGATACTAAAAGAAGTACAATAGCAAAAAATATTAATGATGCTTTATTTGGCGCAAGAGGTGTTAAAAAAGAATATATAGATTTAATACCTGATGGAATGGATTTATCACCTAACTCTCCTATGAGAGATAAGTATAGTATTATTCTTGCAGCAGCTTCATCAGAGTCAGCTAAACCGAAAGATATTAAAGTAACTAATAAAGTTGGTGGAGCTCTTGCAAAACAGAATCCTGAATTGCAGGGATTAAATGTTCAAGAGAATCTATCACAACAACGTAAACAAGCTGTATCAGCATTACAAGAACGTAGAGATAGGTTAAATGAAGTATCACCTGGGTTAGGCGAGAAGCAGGAAGCTGAAGAAACAATACGTGGGTTTCATTTAAGTATATTAGATGATATCCCTTATGATAATACCTCAGATTCACAGACACAAAAGAAAGCTATATTGAATTCATCTTTTGATGTTAATATGGGTGGTGTGATTGTTAATAAACAAGTACTACGCAAAACATTAGGCGTAAGTAGTGTTAGAGAATTTAGAGATAAATTTAAAGTTCGAGAAGTTGAAGAGTATACTTACGATTCAGATATACCACCTAACGTTACTGGTAAAAAAGTTTACACATATGTAGTGAGTGAAGGTGGTGAAGAGTTGGAATTAGGCTTTAAAACATATAGATCTAAACAAGGTGCAACTGGTAAAAGTGGTGTTACATTACAGTATAGTAAGCAGTTCCAAGAAAAATTAAAGGCAGTACAATAATGCGCACACAACTTTTATGCACGTTTGCAACCGATAAATCTGTTCGTAAAACTATAGATCAGATAGTAGATAATTACGATATTCTATACAATAAAATATTTATATTACAAAACATAGATAATAAAAACGAATTAATGTGTACTTATAATATTGATAGAAATCAAGATTATTCAATTCTACAAAGTACAATATCTTTACACAGAAAAAAACTTACCAATACTCTATATACAATTAATGCTCTTAACCACTTAATTCAAGCACATAATAATGGTGTTTTAGATACTACATTCCAGTTAGATTGGGAAGGTTATAGAGATTGTATTCTACTTACCAACGATGAAGGCCTTCGTCGTATCGATACAGAAGTCGATGAAATAATTTACATAAAAGTTAAAAATAACTAGTAAAATAGTTGCCTCCCTGAATAATAGTTCTTATATTTAGGTATAGATATTTAATTAAAACACACACATTATGGACAGAATTGATTTAGAAAAATTAGTTAAAATACAAAAGATATCGAATTTTGATGTTGAGATTGGTACTGAAGACTCATCTATTACTCTAAGATTTGGGTACTGGAATGAATTAGATCCTTTACAAATCGAATATATTAATGAAGTTTTAGGACACTGTCACGAGATTGTTCTGAATTGGGAAGATTATGATAGTGATTGTGGTAGAAAAGTAGATTATAAAATAGTAAATAAATAAGTTATGCATAAAACAGATAAAGAAGCATTACAGGCAATCGGATTATTATTTGGAGCAGTAGCTCTATTTGTAACAGTGTTATGGTCATACGCTATAATGACAGGACAAGTATGAAACATATACTAGCAGGGTTTTTCTTATTTTTTCTAGGACAGTTATTAATATGGTTTCAAACTAATTCTCAGTTTCTATCACAATGGTGTAAGGAACATCCTAGTATTTTAGCATTGTGCGGTGTACCAATATCATATATATTAATACTTGCAACTACTCAGGTAGTACAAGGGTTTGATGGTTCACTTTGGCCAGGAAGGCTACTAGGTTTTGCATCAGGTATGATAGTTATGGCAATATGTACTTGGTGGTTTATGGGTGAAGGCATTTCAACCAAAACAATAATAAGTTTGCTATTATCAGCTGTGTTAGTGTTAATACAAATTTTTTGGAAATAATGAAAGTACCAAAGAAGCCTAAAAATAGAAGTAGATTACCTTTTTATTGGTGGAGAAGATTCCCCGTTAAGAAAAAATTAAAACCGAGTGCAAGGTTAATTGATAAAATAAAAAACGGTGATTTTGAATATCCACAATTCTTTAAAGAAGCGGAGTATGAGAT